TTTAAATGGTAGCACACAAGGCAGTGCTGTGACATACCCAAACACAGGAAGTATATATTTTTTCTTTTCAAGAGATGGTAGTGACAGTGGTAATGATGAGCCAGAAGTATTATGTAACTTTGGCAATCCTCCTTATACAATTTCAAGTAGTAATAATGATGGCAAGTATGGTAACTTTGAATATGCACCACCATCAGGATATTATGCATTATGTACTAAAAGATTAGCGGAGTTTGGATAATGGCTTATACAACAATAGATGACCCTTCAGAATATTTTCATACACAACTGTATACAGGAACAGGTAGTTCACAAGCAGTTACAAATAATGCCAATGCAGGTAATTTTAAGCCTGATTGGCTATGGATAAAATGTAGAAGTGATGCTGCTTCTCATAAACTTTTTGACTCATCAAGATTAGATGGAAGTGGTAATCCTCAAATGGTCATTCAAACAGATTCCAATTCAGCAGAAAATGATGTGGGTAATGCTGATTTTACATCTATAGATGCAAATGGTTTTACAGTTTTAGGTGCAAACGCAACAGGTGCTAGTAGTAGAACTTATGTAGCATGGCAGTGGAAAGCTAATGGTGGAACAACTACATCTTTTAATGAAAGTGGTAATAATCCTGCAGGTGCACATCAAGCTAATACTACAGCAGGATTTAGTATTGTAACTTATACAGGAACAGGAGGTAACGGAACTGTTGCACATGGATTAGGTGCTAAACCTAACGTAATGTTTCAAAAAAAACTTAGTGCTACTGCATCATGGGTAGTGTACCACGATAAAATTGCCTCTGACCCTGCAACAGATTATTTAGAATTAAATGGAACTATTGGAGCTGTTGATTATGCTACTCACTTTAATGATACAGAGCCAACTTCTACTGTATTTACTGTAGGCACTGATGGTGCTGTAAATGGTGATGGTGTAACAAATGTAATGTATTGCTTCACAGAAATAAAAGGCTACTCAAAGTTTGGTTCTTATACAGGTAATGGAAATGCAGATGGACCATTTGTTTATACAGGATTTAAACCTGCTTTGGTTATTGCTAAAAGAACTGATGGTAATGGTAATGATTGGAGAATAGCAGATAATAAAAGAGACCCTTTTAATATAGTAGATGGAAGAATAAAACCAAATACCAATGCTGCTGAAGATGATAATAATCAATTTGATTTTTTATCAAATGGTTTTAAACTTAGAACAGACGCAGGTGATTTAAATGGTACAAGTGGACATACATTTGTGTACTTAGCATTTGCAGAACATCCATTTGTAAGTAGTAAAGGAGTGCCGACAACGGCAAGATAGATGTTAGGACACGGCACAATATCAGAGTTTTCATTAGCCTCGGTCAGAGGGAGTGGAGTACAAAACGTAGGATCTCCTTTTATTAGTGGACTTTCTTTTAGCGCTAGTGTTGATGATTTAGGATCTGTAACAGGAGCTGCAACATTTGCAGTTACTACCGCAGGAGCACCAAGCTTTACAATAGGTACTGAAACTGTAACAGCAAGTGCTAATGTTACTACTAGCACTGCAGGTCAAATTACTATAGGATTAGGCGATGAAACTGCCTTTGGTGAGGCATTTCAAAATATTATTAATTTTAGTGTGGGTACACCTAACTTCTTTATTTGGAATGAAGTTGATGATTCACAAACAGTTACCTGGATTGATGTGGAGCCAGGTTCAACAGATTAGGAGTAAAACATGGCATCATCATATTCAAGTTCCCTTAATCTAGAGTTACAAGCCACAGGTGAAAACTCTGGAACCTGGGGTAATATTACAAACAATAATCTACAAAAAGTAGAATCTGCAATTAAAGGTTATGTGTCTATAGCACTTGCTAGCACAACAGATTCACTAACAGCTACAGACGGCACTACCGCAGACGAACAAAGTAACGCAATCATAAAATTAACAGGAACATTGACAGGTAATACTACCATGCAATGTGAAGCCGTAGAGACTTGGTACATTGTTGATAATGCAACAAGTATGAGTACACACACTCTCGGTTTTAAACCTGCGGGTGGTACAGCAACTAATCTTGTAGCAGGATCTAAGCACATACTTTACTCTGATGGTTCTACAATGTTTGATGTCTTGAACGATGCAGGAAATATCAAGGCCAACGGAACACTGACAGTATCAGGTAACACTTCACTAGATGGTGGTACTTTTGTTTTCAATGAATCTAGTGCGGACCTAGACTTTCGTATTGAAGGTAATGGTGATGCAAACTTATTCTTTACAGATGCAGGTAATGATCGTGTTGGTATCAAAACAGCATCTCCTTCTACAGAATTACATGTTGTAGGTGGTATCAAAGCAACAGGTGGTATTGATTTTGATGGTGGTGGATTTGTATTTAACGAATCTAGTGCCTCTGTTGATTTTAGAGCAGAAACAAATACTTTAACACATGCTTTCTTTATTGATGGATCAGCAGATAAAATTGGTTTTGGAACAAGCACACCGGCTAACGCTAGTGTAGAAATAAACCAAGCTAATTCTTCTGGTGCTATCGCTTGTTTGTCCTTAGATCAAGATGATCAAGACCAAGAATTTTTATACTTTGAGGGAACCTCAGCTAGTGATAGTAGTGCCAGTTTATCTTCTTCAACTGCTGAAGCTAGTAGTAAAGCAGGAGCAATACGAGTTAATATAAATGGAACAGATCGCTGGATCAGATTTTATGAAACAGCAATATAGGAGCTACAATGCCTTTAACAAAACTGCAAATAGCACCTGGTATAGATAAACAAAATACCGAGTATGGTGCAGAAGGACGTTGGGTAGATTGTGATAATGTTCGTTTTAGATATGGACTACCTGAAAAAATTGGAGGTTGGGAAAAAGTAACTAGTGATGCACTCGTTGGTGCAACAAGAGCTATCCTAACTTACTCTGGTCTTGATGGTGTTAAATATGCTATTTATGGCACCAATAAAAAACTTTACGCTTATTCAGAAAATAACTATGCCGACATAACTCCTATTCGTGCTACAGGCACAGGTAACATTACACAATTTGCAACAACAAACGGTAGCACTACAGTTACAGTTACTGACTCTAGTCATGGTGCTTTAATCGGTGACTTTGTAACTATTGCAAGTGTGAGTGGTGCAGTAGGTGGTATTAGTGCAGCTAATCTTGAAGGAGAGTTTGAAATACTTACTGTCCCTGATGCTAATACATTTACTATTGAAGCAAAAGCTGCGGCTAGCTCTGATGCTACAGGGGCCACGGCCAACGGAACATATCAAATTAATACAGGATCTGCTGTATCTTTATTTGGTTATGGCTGGGGTGCTGGTACATGGGGAGCATCTACCTGGAACTCTACGAGATCTGGTCTTACTGGTGGACAAGGTGTGCTATTGGAATCTTCTAAATGGGCTTTGGACAACTGGGGTGAAGATGCCCTAGCTTTACAATTTAATGGTGGATTGTTTTATTGGGATACTTCTGCAGGATTATCTTCTAATAGAGCAGCAGTAACAAATGTTTCTAACGCACCTACAAAAACTAGATTTATGTTAGTTTCAGGTGATGATAGACACGTCATTTGTTTTGGTACAGAAACAACTATAGGAACCTCATCTACTCAAGATAACATGTTTATAAGATGGTCTGGTCAAGAAGCTGAGAATGTTTGGACACCTACAGCAACTAATACAGCAGGATCAAAAAGATTAGTAGATGGTAATTTTATACAAACTGCAGTTAGATCTAGAGGTGCTGTGTTAATATGGACAGACACTGCTTTGTATCAAATGCAGTTTATTGGTCCACCTTTTACATTTGGATTTAATCAATTAGGTTCTGCTTGTGGGTGTATTGGTTTACATGCTGCAGTAGATGTAGGGGGTATATCTTTTTGGATGGGCACTGACTCATTCTTCTTATTTGATGGTGCCGTGCAAAAGATACCTTGCACAGTGCAGGACTACGTTTTTGATGACTTAAATCAAAATGCAAAACAAGACATATTCTGTGCAGCTAACACTGATTATAATGAAGTAATGTGGTTTTACCCTTCTCTTAATTCTACTCAAATTGACAGAATGGTAGTATTTAATTACGCAGAAAATCTTTGGTATGTAGGAACATTAGCTAGAAGTTCTTGGGCTGATAGAGGTACATACGATAATCCTTATGCAGCTGAGTTTGAGGCTTCTGATACAACTGCAACTATATCTACAATTACAGGACTAAAAGCAGGTAGAACTTTTATCTATGCTCATGAAGTAGGATCTAATGATGATGGAGCTGCTATGTCAGCACACATAGAATCAGGTGATGTAGACATTGCAGACGGTGATCAATTTATGTCTGTTAGTAAAATCATACCTGACTTTAAGGGGCAATCAGGCACAGTAGATCTAACAATTAAAACTAGGCCTTATCCTACAGCAACACAAACTACACATGGATCTTTTAATATTACAACAACTACAACTAAAAAAGATACAAGAATTAGAGGTAGACAAGTTGCAGTTAGAGTGGCAAGTGATGCAGTAGATGATAACTGGAGATATGGTACACTTAGATTAGATATTAAACCTGATGGTATGAGAGGCAAGTAATGTCAAAAATACAAATACCTAGATTACCTCAAGCATCAAAAGAATACAGTCAACAACAACAGAATACTCTAATACAAACATTAGAACAGTTAATATTTTTATTGAACAACACATATACACCAGAAACATTACGTGATGACGAAGAAAGAGTAACTTGGTTTTTATCTTAAATGGCTAATACATATACAAATTATAAAGCAGTTTTAGCAAACACAAATTTGACAACACTGTATACAGTACCAGCAGAAACAACTGCCATCATAAAATCAATACATGTGGCAAATGTAGATACTTCTAATGATTGTGAAATATCTTTGTTTCTAGTAGATACAGATAGCACTAGTTTTACTTTACAAAAGAGTAGAGATATAGAAAAAGGCACTACACAGGAGTTATTAGCTGCTGGTAATAGTAGTCAGTTTTCATCAGATTCTCATACTTCTTCTGCTACACCATTAGTAGCAAAGGAGTCAGAAATAGTTAAAATACAAGCTGAAAACGCTAACGATTTGCATGTTGTACTTAGCGTTTTGGAGATAACATAAATATTGCAAGGAGCATAAAAAATGGGTATAAATGAAGATACTATCGTGGTTGCTGGGAAAACAATCCCTAAGATAGATGTGGAAACACAGACAACTATCAAACACGCCAAAACAGGAAAAGTCTACGCTTCAGAAGATGAAGCAGTCAAAGATGTTCAAGATCCTGCCACCGACACAACTGAAGAAGACATACAAAAAGATGTCGCAATTAAAGTAAACAAAATACCGGATATATTCGGGGGAACAAGTTAAACATGAGTTATAGCATGCAACAATCAGAACCTAGAGGGTTGGAGTCATTTCAACACGAGGTTTCTAAAATTGCAGATTTAGGTAGATACGAGGACGCATATATCGCACACGTTGCCGAAGGTGAAACTGTTGTGCCTATGGAAGTTCTTGATTCTAATCCTAGACTCAAAGCAATGTTGTTCAATCAAATGCTAGACATGGGTATTAACCCTGAAAGATATATTGTTGGTAATAATTTTAACTCAATCAATCCTGTTACAGGACAACCTG